TCTGGTTCAGAAGTTTCAATACTAGGAGCATTATCTAAATGTTTATACGTAGAAACACCTTCAGGAACTTTGGTTTCTTTAACGCCTATCGGGAACTGACCTGTACCAAAGATAACATCTACTAACTGACCAAAAGCCGCAATGACTTTAGTCTTAGTTACTTTAATAAAGACTCTAGACTTCTCAGACTCTCGGAACCTTACGCTTTTGCCGTAAAGTCCACGAAAGTTATGGTAGGCTTGGAGCCATCGAGCTTCATCATGCTCTCTGGCCCTTTCTGCTTGTGCAAAACGATCTTCTACCAAGCCTACAAATTTGAGTCGTACAGCTTCTTCAAGGGTCAGGTCAAGACCACTCTCGCCTTCTACTGGCGAAAAGTAAATCTCACCTGCGTTTCCGAATAAACCGTTCTCTTCTTCACTCATTTAAGTTTTCCTTAGAGTTCTTGGAACTGAGCAATATAAGTAACAGTAGTAGCGGCAGTTGCAAGGTCTGCTCCAATTGGTCGCAAAGTAATAAAGACATTACGAGCCGCGGCAGAGTACAAAGCACCTGCAATAACAATAGCTTCGGTAGTTGCGGGGCCACCTTTAGGGCCAACTCCGGTAGTAGCAAACTGGTTAGCCGCTTTACCGTGTGAGTTTTCAATCAGATATAAAGGTACGTTAGCTGTCCAAGTTACAGCGGCTCCACCGTCATCTAGAACGGCTGTAGCGGCGAGTAACTGCGCTCCTGCTGAAGCAGTACCAATAAAGATGTCTAAGTCATTACCACTTGAACCCGCAGTAACGAGGTTACCTTGAGGATAAGCGATTAAGTTAGTTAGGACTGTTCCTGCGGGCTGAG